GTAAATTTTTAACAAACTTTTCAACAAACTCGTTGCCATAATTATCACTGTGATCGACTTTTTCTGATTCACTGTAGTCTGCGTCTGCTAGTACACTTTTACCTTCTTCTGTTTCATCTTCATCCAGAGGATGAATTTCTTCAAACTCGCCTTCGTTGTAAACACGAATTGTTCCGTAATGAATGTTGGCTGCGTTTGCTAATTCTTCTTGTAGTGCAGGAGGTGTTGTTGGCAGTTTAACTGCTACCTCAAATGTTGTTACTGCACTAGGACCAATATTACCGAAGCCAGCAGGGCTTTTTTGGATAATACTTGTTTTTGGTGCACTAACACTTTCTACATTATATCTTGCAAGATATGCTTCGATTTTATCCATTGCTTCATCTGTCATTGGTGCAACAGTTTGCACTTTAAACTTGTAAGTTTTTTCAGATTCTGCCAAATATTGTGCTAAACTTTTCATAATATTATTCCTCGTTATAGTTATTTATCACTACTATTAGATTCTTTTACTTTTGCCATAATGTCATTTATTAGGCTCGAACGATCAAATTCTTGTGCAGATCCTTCGATTGCTCCGTCGTCGCCGGGAGATTCGTTCATCTTTGCAATTTGCATTTCAACTTTCTTTTCTTCTAAATCAAGTTTACGTTTACGCATTTGCATTTCGATCATTTTAAGTTTCTTGTCCATCTTTGCTGTTTTAGCAGTAATGGCGTTTGTCATCATTTTACTAGCACTGTCAAACACTGGTGCAGCATGTCTGTCTTCTACGTTTTGTCCTAGGTCCATTAAATCTTCAAATGCTTTCATTGCTTTTTCGGCATAATCATCCATGTCTTTGTCAAGTGTTTCTAAGTCACGTACTGCCGGAAGTGCTTGATCAATTTTATCTGCCGTGTCTAATGTTTCTTTTAGTCTGTCTAAGTCAAAACCGGTTTCTTCTTCTTGTACAGGTTGTTCAATTTCTTCACGCTCATTCATTGGAGGTAAATCAAATACTTCTTCAATTTTTTTGTTCATTTTCTTTTTTTAGGATTATTAAACAACTCATGCTCTGTGAGTACTCTAAATCCTACTCCTTGACGTTCTGCAAATACTTTTGCGGCTTGCCACTTTGCTTCGTTAACTACTGCAGCGGCTTTTTGTGCAACACCTCGTGCATTCCCCAGAATTTGACCTGCTGGTTTTATTTCAATGAATTCTGCACGACGATTTCCGTTTTTATCTTCATATACTATGAAAAAATCTGGTACATAATTACTTGCTTTATTAGTTATTGGGTTTCTGTAAGGTATTCTGTGACTTTCACTAGCCCAAGCAATGATGTTTGGATGATCATCGCACACTCGCATAAACTTTAATTCCCATCCACTACGATATCGTGGGCGGTGTTTGCCAATGTACTTACTTGGATTTTTGATATTATATATACCTTGTTGAAACTTTGCTGCCATTATATAGGTATTTATCTTAACCGAAGATGTTTTTTATTGCAGATGTGAATCTACTAACTCCGCTTGTGATATTTGAAACAGCTGGAGGTAAGTTTGCGCTAATAGAAAGAGGGCCGACGCCTGCAGTTATTTGATTTCCGTTACTGTCTAAACGTAAATCAAATCCTCTGTTTGTTGACGTGCCTACAACACTGTTTAATGTATTAGATGCTTGGTCAACAAAGTTTGCTACATTTTGTAATGGAATATTATTTCCCATTGCATCTTTAATTAATTCGCCAGCTGCATTAACTAAAAATCCTGCTGCAGCACTTCTTGTTGGATCGTATGCAATTGTAGGTGCGTTTACTCCAGAAGCAACTGCTCCATTACTAGATCCTTCTGTATCTAAGTTAACATGTTCAGGTTGAATAGTTACAGTCCATGTTACCGGATTACTATCTGCATAAGATAATCTATCATGACTTACATTTGTTATCATACAATTATACATCGTAACACTTCTAAAAGTATTAGCAGTGTCTCTACTAGTAATAGCGATAGTATCAAAGAAAAATCTTTGATCTGTAGGAACAGCTTTAGTACCAAAACTACCATCAAAACCAGGTGTTATAGTATCGTATGTCATCATGGTGCGCTGATCCAGATTTTGCCCGGTACCATAATGCCTGGTATACGCTTGCATTAAATATTGAAACTGATTGTCTTTTGTATCATAAAATACAATTTGAGCAGCTGATGGTTCTTGCCTTGTTGTAACATATCTAATTCTGTTATACTGGTTAACAGGCATAATATTTTGAGAATAATCCGGAAGAGACACCCCTTCGACTCTATGGAAAGTAAATTGCCTTCCATAGGTCGAATCTATTAATGGGACGTTTGGATTGATAGATATATTAACATCAAAATTAAATTTATTTCGTGGGATTTTGGTCATTATCGGGTCGTCGACACCGAAATATTCCGCTGCAGCATTGTAAGGGCCAGTATTAGCAGTTAATCCCATATTAATAAATCCAATTAGTCTACTGTGTTACCGCCAGTTGCGTTACTTAGCGTCTGGTCCTGATCAGCGCCTGTTAGTGTTGCGTTACCTGCTGCATCATAAATTTCACAGTTATCATAACGAACTGTTACACTAACTTGTACTTGATCGCTAGTTGCATATGCCATATCGCCATACTGAATATTACTAATATAACAGCCTGCTAGTTCATATTTGTCAAGAATACCTGGGTTTGGATTTGAACCATCTAATGTTTCAATTGTCATTTGGAACTTATATGCTGCACCAGCACGTGGTCCACTTTGATTAGCATGATCAACTTGTCTATTAAGTTGGTTATTTAATTCTCTTAGTACTGCACTATCTACATCATCACGTAGTGTAATTGTTACTGGATCCCATGTATGTTTACCTGCAAGATAAATTCTACTGTTATACATATCTAGTGGAATTTCATCATGTGTAAGTGATGGACGAGTTACTGTTAGCACACTTCTAGTTGGAGTTGGTGTGAAACCATCGCCGATGAAGGTAACACGGAAACGATATTGTAGTTTCGGCATAATTGTTGTGGTGTTGCCGGCATTGTCTGGTACACCTAGTGTTGTTAAAACTGCCATTTGAATCTCCTCATAATACTGGCTCTACACGTATTTATAATATTTCAGTCAAAAAAAATGGACAACCGAAGCTGTCCATTAAGTTTAGTGTTAATTTTTATTATACTGTGTTTGAAAGTGTACCAGTATTTACAATTCTGATCGGAATGTAAATAAATTCTGCAACTTTTGCTGGTTCAATTGCAACATCAATATATAGTTCGTTACGATCAATTCTTGCTGGTGTGTTGTTTGTTTCATCACACACAACTGCAAAGTCATAAATGCCTCTGCGGCTCAGGATGTCTGCTAAGAAACGCTCAAACACTAGTTTAGCTCTGTCACGTGTTTGTTGGTCGTTGATTTCAAATAGGAACGGACGAGCAATATGCTCAAAACGTTCACGTAAGTAAGCAACAAGTCTTGCAACGTTAACACGATCAAGTGCACTATCAAATTGATGTAGTGTTTTCTGACCAAACACAACTGTACCTTGTCCAACAAATGTTGTAATTGGGTTTAGCTTGTTGATATACATATCATCACGTTGTCCTTGTGACAGCGCAACAGCTTTATATTCGCCCTCTGTTGTTAAGTAACCAACACTTGCAGCATTTTGTACAACTCCACGTGTTAGACCTGCAGGAGCAAACCACTGGAACGACACATTATCATTATATGCATATGTGTATAGTGCCATATGTGAAGGAGGAACAACAACACTATTACCGTTTACTGGTTCAGTTGTTAAACCTGATGGATAGTAAACTGCACTATATGTGTCTTTTGAAACTAACCCATCTTCACCGTTTTCTGCTGCTACTGCAACATTCTGTACCCAAAGTGTTGCTTCTTGTGGTGTTTTACGCATCGGAGTATCTACAATAATAAATGCAGTTTCACCTCTGTCTACGTTTAGGTTAACCATTTCATCGTAAACTTCTGGATAATTAGGTGCAGCAATTAATGTAAATGTATACTGTGGTTCACGTAAATCTGTTGACTGCATTGCAGCTTGCATTTTGTTAGCAACAAATTGACGCTGTGCGAAACGACCGAAACGACCGCTACCGTCAGCATGATTTGAAACAGCGTTTAGCCATGTACCTAATGTTTCGTCCCATACACGAACTGTATTACTACTTTGTGCCATGTTTACAGCAATCATACCATTTGGATGCACTAACGGATCAGGTGCACCTGCTAGTGTTGTTGCTGCGCCTGCATTTGTATCGTCGCCAAATGTTTTAGTAATGTTTGCAAATAATACGCCACGATTTGTTGTTTGATCTGTATTATCATGTTGTACCCATACACCTAAGTTTGTATTCCAAACACGGATATCCGGATATGCTCTTTCATTAACTTGATTTGTATCTGCATTAACTGTGTTAATCCAAACATCGCCGTCAGTAGGTGCGCTAGGAGGTGTTGTTCCATAACTTGCTGTCTTTTTAACAAACTCGCTGTTGTCGACAACATAGATATCTAGTTCATCTAGTTCTGGTTTGAACCATAGTTCACCTTCCGTTACATCTTCTGTAGGGAAATTAATACTTGCACGTTTTGTATAGTTATTAGTATCGATTAGTGCACCTGCAGCGCCTACTCGTTGAATTACAAAATAGTTAGTAGTATTTGCATCAAAGTCAATTACCCAACTACCTTCTGAAGCAGTAGTAGCTGACAATGGAGTAACACTTGTACCGTCTTGTGGAATAAAGTCAACAATAGCTGTACTTAACCCTGCAGTTTGTGCTGTAGTTACGCCTGACACAGTTTGTAGTTTAAATTCACCATCTACAGTTGTGTAAAAGTATAGTGCTAAGTCGATACCGTTACCTGGCTGAGTTGTTTTAATCCACACATCGCCTGCTGCTGGGGCCGCTGGTGTTGAATAGTGAGGAGCAAGTGTAACAGTTTCACCGTCTGACATAGGAGCATCGCTATTAATAACTTCCCAAGACCCAGATACACCTTTCCAATATTGCACAGCAACATTGCCGCCTTGGTCTGCAACGATAGTTACCAGATAAGCACCGTTTGTTACTGGAGTAGTTGGGGTATATGTTCCTGCTGCTTCTGCTGTTGATGCATCTTGGTCAACTTCAACTGTAGGTACTTTGTTAATCCATAGTCCTGTTACTGCATCATATTCATGGATACCGAATTTACTTGCATCTGTGTCAATCCAAATTGCATTATTTGTTGACCACGCAGATGTTGGTGCTGTCGACGAAGGTTCTAATTTTGCTAAATCAACATCTGCACGAACAACATATGCTCTGTTACCTTGACCTAAGTAGCTGTATGCAGCTAATAAGCCATATTCACTTGTTTCATCGCCTTGAATGACAACATCAGCTGTATCTGTACGGAAAATTGGATTACCAAAAAACTGTGTCAATTCACGTTGTGAAGTAACACTAACGATATTTCCTGCTTGCGCACTTTTTGTAAATTTAGCAATACCATCAGCTTCGCTGCCAGTAGGATCTGTTTTGTTTTCTCTGGTAGCAATAACAAGTAATGGTGCTGTTCCTGCACCGGGAGCACCATATGCACTCTCATCAACTACTTGTACCTCTACGCCTGGGGATACTAAAGCCATTATATTTCTCCTCTGGGTTTTAGTTCTTTACTAAGTGTATTTACCAGAGAAGCTATATATTCAGGGTGAAACGAGTGATAACTACGTAGTTAATTAACTTGCACTGTAACTATCAATATTAGATATAAGTGCATGTACATTAAATTTTAAATCTTCTAATGTACCATTGTTGTCAATAGTAAAGTCTGCCATCCATTGTTCAAGGCTCATACTATTTTTACTTTCAGGAGGTAAGTAATCACTGCGATCAACCCATATACAATAGTCAAACACACCTGTGTTTTTCATTGCATGAAATTCTTTTTTGTTGCGTAATCCGCAGTAGATGTCATATTCAGCAAACATCTCTCTACCAAGTCTGGCAGGATCAGGAACATTGTAATCGCAGATTGCTTCATACCATTCTTGCCTATGATTATGTCTATCTGCATAACATTCTTCTTCGTTGGCATAATCGTATTTGTCTTTTAAGTTGTCGTATATAAACAACTTGCTACAAAACTGACTACTGGATTCAAAACTATAACCATACTTGTCTCTGAGAATTTCACAGACAGTATCTTTGCCATGGCGACCATGACCAATTACTAACAACTTTAATTTCATGATTATATTATAATTGGATCTGGACCGTTTGTCAACCGATTATTATTCCTAAACCTGCTTGTCCGTCAACATAGGTTTTAAGTTCATCATCTAGTTTGTCAATTGCTGCTTGAGCATCCATACGCAACATATCAGCATTTAAACTTGTGCCGCCTTGTGGTCCTGCGATAGTGTTAAACTTGCCACGTGCTTCGGCTAGTGTTAATTTAGCATATGCAAGTGCTAGTTCTTTAATCCAGGGAGCACTATATGTATCGGTTAGCAATTCTTCGTCACTGCGATGTTTGTATACATGTAAGTATACTGTATCTGGAGACTTAATTCGTCTGTGCAAGAATAAGTTCTTTGTTACCGTATTCCACGTAAACTGTATTTCCTTACCAAATAAACGGCCCAGTGTTTCACGATGTTGAGCAAGTGCATCAAACGTAGCCATGCCGCCTGCTCTGCCGCTGTACAACAAATAGTTATTTAGATATGCAGTTTCGAATGGCTCTAAATTACCGCCACTAGAAGTTGTGTTACCGCTAGTTCTTCGATATACTTGATACACATCAATTACTTCGTCGGGTAATGTATATTCTGCAACATCTATAGCTACTTCAAGCGGTATAAATGATTCTTCAACGCTATTTTCGCTACGCTGTCTATACTTTTCAAACGCTTTTCGAATAACCATATCATAGTGCTCGGGATCGAGCTCTACGTCTACCATTTGTCCACCTAAGCGAAGTTCTATTTCTTTGATAAGTTCATCACGTTTTGCCATACTAATATTTATTCTATTTGAATACTTTTAATATAACAGTGTCTTCGTTCATACGTCCATTGAGTTTAGTTTCTGTTGTTTTAAGGTAACCAAACTGTGGTCCAAGTTTATGCTTTGTAATTTTTTTCCAATGTGGAAGAATCTCTTGTGGCTTACGTACAGTTTTTTGTAAACTTTTAGCTTCGTCAAAGAACTGTAGTGTAGTGCCTTTTACTTTAATAGTTGCATGATCTTCAGCATAGTAAATGCCGAGTTTTCGATTCTTGCAGTTAAACACAACGATTGCTGTTGCATCAATTACTTCTGCAGGATTTACACTTGCAATTCCCAAATCAGGATCGCTTGACTTAAACTTCATTTTCTTAACAAGTTCTTGTGCACTTTTTTGTTTAGGCTTACGCACTGCACGGGTTTGTTTTTTCTCTGCACGTAGGATTTCCATTGCTTGGAAAATACGTTTATGGAATTCATACAATTCTTTTTGCTGTGGCTTAGTTAAGTGATCATAACCTTCTTGTAGTTGCTTTTCCATCTCGGTTAGATTTTTCTTTGGAAGGTTAATGAGTTCTTCAAGTTCTTCCAATGGTCCTTGAAACCATTTTTGTATCCAACGAGTATGTCCTAAATTAATTTCATTATTACGAAAACTATTAAGAGGCATTTTATCTTTAAGTGTGCTTTTTTTCGGATCACGTAAAAAGTCGTCGATCCATTCATCCAATTCGCCAGTTTTTTCTTCGGCTGCTTCCATTAGACGTTCTTGAATACTAGGAACATACGCTTTCTTTTTAGTTTTTTCTTCAGCTTTTTTAACAGCAACAATTTTGTTTCCTTCATCTACTAGTTTTTCAAGCCATTTTGTAAATCCTTGTTTATAGCTTTCTGGCACTAAATCAGGTGTAACTTCTAGTAGTTTGGCAGTTGCAGCCCAGTGACTATATGAACCAATTTTCCAGTCTGGTAGTTTATTAATTGCACCTTGCTGCTTTTTGTCGAGATTTTGTTTAATGTATGCTTTAACTGTAGCACCCCATTCACGACTTTCTACTTCATAATGGGTATAATACTTTGCACCTTCCCAAGACTTTGTAGGAATTGCTGCCATACCAGTTGTACGACGAGTAGCACGTGTTTTCTTTTTACGAGGTGTAGTTGCTGCTTTAGCCATAAGAATCTCCTTACTGTCCTTACTTATAATATATGAATTAAAACCACATGTCAACCGATAAATATACGTATGCCAAGACTTAGTTTATATAAACCGACCAAAACGAACGATTTTAATTTTATGGACCGTCAAATTCGTGAACAATTTGAAATCGGCGGAACAGGTGTACATGTACACAAGTATGTCGGTCCTGCAGTTGTGCCAGACGACGGAGATCCAACACAACCAAATTATATCGACGGAAGAGAAGTAGATCCTCTTAGCGGAGACTTTATAAACATTGATGGTATTATAAACGAAACAAAAATACAAGACTTATTGTTTATGGAAAACAGGGATCGCAAATATGATCCAGACATATATGAATTAAGAGGCATTTACAATGTTACAGATAACGATTTTGAACTTACACAGTTTGGATTGTTTTTAAGTAATGATATGCTTTATATGACATTTCATATCAATGAGATGGTCAGTATATTAGGTAGAAAATTACTAGCAGGCGATGTATTAGAACTTCCTCATTTAAGAGACGATTTATTACTAAATGCAGAAAAGTCTGCAATTAACAAATATTATGTAGTTAGTGATGCAAATCGTGGTGCAGAAGGATTTAGCCAAACATGGTATCCGCATATATGGAGAGTTAAACTAAGTCCGCTAACAGACAGTCAAGAATACAATGATATATTAGGAGATGCAGAAGATACAAATAGTTTAAAAAATGCTTCTAGTATATATAAAACAGAATATAAAATCAACGATGCAATTGTTGAAAGTGCAGAAATACAAGACCCGAACGGTCAAGCAGATGTAGATCATATATTTGGATATGATTATCCAACTTCTGGTGGTATTGTTAATCGTAATGAGACATGGAATTATGGCGAACCTATTGCAACAGGTGATAGTTTTCCATTGAGTCCACAAGAAGGTCAAACATTTATCAGAACAGATTTTAATCCTAATAGATTATTTGTCAGAAGAGGAAATAAATGGCACAGACTATACGACGATTTGACTGATAAGTCGTGGACAGATCGAACATATAATGCAAGTGACTACATTTATAACGAACAACGAACAACTGTTGTAGACGATTTAGAGTTTAAAGAAAAACAACCGATCAGTCAGGTTATTAAACCAAAAGCAGACAATACCTGAGGAAAATACATATGGCAATTATTTTAAAAAGCGAAAAAGGATTACCGTTAAGTCACGCAGAAATGGATGGTAACTTCATCGATATTGATAGTAGACTTGTTGATTTAGAAACAACAACACCGGCAAGTTATCAGTCACTTACATTAAACGGATCTGCATTATCTATTAGTGGTGGTAATACTGTAAATTTACCTCCAAGTGTAACAACACAAATAAGTGTTTCACAAAATACAGCAAGTGGAAATGGTAGTTTAACTTACGACAATGCAACCGGAGTGTTCACTTATACGCCGCCAGATATTGGTTCAGGTGGTTCTTCTTTTGACCAAGACTTAAACACTACCGACGGTGTTACGTTCCAAACA